CGGCTTGAACAAACAATCTTAAAAAACTTAATTTACAATGAAGAATACCTACGAAAAGTCTTACCATTCATTAAAGACGAATACTTTACCGATTCGGTTGAAAAGATTTTGTTTAAAGAAATCGCTGAATTTATTTCAAAGTATAATACTCCGCCAACGATTGAAGCGATTACATTGGCCGTCAAAGAAAGGAGAAATCTCACGAATGCTGAGATGGAAAAGTCCAAAAGTTATCTACAAGAGATTGAATTGGCTAAGGGTGAAGAATCCAAAATTCAATGGCTTATTGATAAAACCGAAAACTTCTGCCAAGAAAAAGCAATATACAACGCAGTATTGGGGTCTATTTCAATTTTGGATGGGAAAGACAAGACCCAAGACAAAGGTGCGATTCCCAAGATATTATCGGACGCCTTATCGGTAACATTTGATAATTCTGTTGGTCATGATTACTTGGAGAACTCAGATGAACGTTATGAATTTTATCACAGACATGAAGAACGAATTCCATTTGATTTAGATTACTTTAATAAGATTACAAAAGGCGGTCTACCCACTAAAACTCTTAATATCGCTTTGGCTGGTACTGGTGTGGGAAAATCTCTTTTTATGTGTCATGTTGCTGCTGGTGCTATGTCTTTGGGTAAAAATGTACTTTACATCACCTTAGAAATGGCTGAAGAAAGAATTGCTGAAAGAATAGATGCTAATCTATTGAATGTGACCGTAGATGATTTGTCCGAAATACCAAAGGAAATATATGATAAGAAAATTGAAAAATTACGTGGAAAAATTACAGGTAAACTTATTATCAAAGAATATCCAACTGCCTCAGCTTCTACAACTCACTTTAGGACACTATTAAATGAACTCAACCTTAAGAGGTCCTTTGTACCTGATATTATTTTTATTGATTACCTTAACATTTGTTGTAGTTCACGAATTAAACCAGGTGCAAACATCAATTCTTACACTTATGTCAAATCAATTGCAGAAGAACTGCGAGGACTTGCCGTTGAATTCGGAGTCCCAATTGTTTCTGCAACTCAGACCACAAGATCCGGTTTTACAAGTTCCGACCCAGGACTCGAAGATACAAGTGAGAGTTTTGGTTTGCCTGCAACCGCCGACCTGATGTTTGCTCTTATCTCAAGTGAAGAACTGGAAGAACTTGGTCAGATTATGGTCAAACAATTGAAGAATCGTTATTCTGATCCAACATTACATAAACGATTTGTCCTTGGTATTGACAGAGCAAAGATGAGATTATATGATGTGGAACAAAATGCACAGAACGATATTGCTGATGCAGGATATTCTACACCCAAACCTAAAAAGAATTTTGATGGATTTAAAGTATGAAATTAACTAGGGAAGAAGCACTATATTGTGCCAATGCCTTCCATGAATATTTCAATGATATTGGTTCCATTGAAGAATACATGAGAGATGAGAAATTAAAATCTTTGGCAGATATGCCAACTTCTTTATTTCCACCAGAAGATGATTTATTCTCAGACTTTTCAATGCACCCAAAAGACATGGAGATTGAAGTCACGGAAATACCGAGCGAGACTTGGTCCACATTATTGAATATTACCTCATCACATATCAATAAAGCACCTGTTGGTAGAAATATTGAATTGGCTGTTAAAGAAAAAAACACAGGAAAGATTCTAGGATTCATTCGCTTAGGTTCACCAGTAATCTATATGAAACCACGTAATGAATTGCTTGGACAGGTCTGGATTCAACAACCAGACACATCTAAACGATTCAATCAATCCGCTATTATGGGTTTTGTTATTGTACCAGCGCAACCTTTTGGATTCAATTATCTTGGTGGTAAATTGCTGGCAGCTATCTGTACTTCTCATACTGTTAGAGAAATAGTTAACAAAAAATATGATGCTAATATATGTCTATTTGAAACTACCAGTTTATATGGAACTGCCAAAACAGTATCTCAATATGATGGTATGAAACCTTTAATTCGTTTTCAAGGTTTAACTGAATCTGATATGGTACCAATGATGCATGGTCCGAGATATCTAACATTGAAAGATTATGTTGAAAGCCGAGTTGGTGATTTATTGGCTGGTGACACATCAACAACTAGTCGCAAACTTAGAACTTTTACCAAAATTATTGCCTTGACCAAGGCTGCTCTGAAAGGTAGTTCTAAATATGATGAATTCAATAAAATAATTGAAAATGCCAAAAACTTAACCGAGAAGAAACGTTACTACACCTCAGATTATGGATTCAAAAACATGGTTGATTATATGGCCTGTAGAACTGATACCTTAATTAAAGGAGACAACTATACTAAACATGAATTATCTAATATTGTAGAGTGGTGGAGGAACAAAGCAATAAATAGATACGAAACCCTTAAATTAGAGGGTAGATTACGTACCGAACTAGAAGTTTGGACATCAGGTAAAGACATACAAATTATTAGATAACTATGGCATCTCCAACCGATATACAAGAATCTGCTCAGGCTTTATTTTGTGCTTTAGCCAATAAACATGGCGCAACAAATATTGACGCAACTTTCAATAAAGAAACTTATCCAACTTATCTTGATTTTAAAAAAGCTTGGAATAAAAAGAATAAATCGGTTACCATAGAGAAAGCTTTTCAAACTCATGTAAAATCTGGTAAAGCTTCTTTTGATGAAATTGAAGAATTTTTACATGGTACAAAAGAAAAAAGTAAATCAAAAAAGAATGATTGGTATTATTCATCATTACAAATTTCTAAACAATTAATTAAAGATATTGCTTCCATTAGTAACAAATTTAATTATGTCAAATCTGGAGATTGGTCTAATATTTTCTGGAGACATGGTGATAAAGAAGTGATGGAAAATATTGCCAAATTATATAAGAAAGCAAATGATTATCAAAAATTATTGGTCGTAAGTGGTTCAAAAGCAGATAGACCTTTTGATAACATTAATAAATGGTCTACAGCTGATATCTATTTTGCTTCAGAAACAGCGAAAAGAGAAATTGAAGATTTGGTTAAAGAAAAGAAATTAGATTTCACAAAATTAAATAGTTTTGTAAGTAAAACTATTACAGAAGGATCTTTGTTACCATTATCATTGAAAAAACAACCAAACTCCGTTACAATTAAAAAAGTTAATTTCAATAGGCCACAAGAACAAAAAGATATTGATAAACTTGAATATAGCGGAACAGAAGATTGGAAAAAATTTGATCCTAAAAAAGATGATATTAACAAATACAAAAGAACTTTGATTCTTTTTATGTCTAAAGATAAAAAGTTAACTTTACAATTAAGACATGATGCTTCAACAGAGATATTCAAAGGTGTTGTTGTTATTCCAGGTTCTGGAGCTTTTGAAGGAAGTATAAGTGCCGGTGGTATTCGTGATATGATTAAAACCGTTGATGCAAATTTTGCTAAAAAATGGTATGATACTTATGATAATGTAAACATTAAATTTAGAGAAAGAAAATCTTTTTTAGACAAAGAATTGAAAACAAAAGATAGAGCAAGATATGATGAAGAAAGAGAAATGGCTAGTGCTTTAGTTACAAATGAAGTTAATCCTTTATTACTAGATTGGTTGAAAAAAGACCAAAAAAGATCCGATTTATTTGTAAGAGCTATATACACATATGCAACCGCACGTTCAACAAATTCATCAAAATATGTTATAGCGAAATAATATGGCACTAACCGACTTCCAAAAAATACTTGAAGAATATAAAGTGACCGATAATGATTTCGGTTTCTCTGCTCTGTCTGAAGAAGAACATAACGCTAGAATAACTTCTAGCACACAAACAGCTGAAGATTACAAACGTAGATTGACCGATTTAGAAAAACTAATAGTGCCTTTCCTACAGAAACTACACACTACAGGTGAGAAAGAATATATCTATTGGCCCAACCGTAAACCTGTTCTTGAGGAACAATTACAAAAGGTATTGAAATTAACTAGAGGATAATTATGAAAGCGACTGTGATTATACCAACCACGGGGTCGGATGAAGTGGTTGGTGCTATTGATTCAGTATTAAAACAAACCATAGAAACACAAGTCTATCTTGTTTGTGACGGTAAAGAATTTACTGATAAAGTAAAAAGAATTGCGGAAAAATATGCTACCAATTCTTTCGTTAAAGTTTGTTATTTGCCTTTGAATGTAGGTGCAAATGGTTTTTATGGACATCGTGTCTATGCTGCCTTTACTCACCTAATCAACACCGAGTATGTTCTATATTTGGACCAAGACAACACATTTAAACCCAACCACGTTGAATCCTGCATCAATACTATTGAGAAATATAGTCTTGATTGGTCATATTCTCTCCGTTCTATTATAGATAAAAAAGGTAAACATCTGTGTGATGACAATTGTGAATCTCTCGGTAAATGGCATACTTATCACGGTGTTAACCATATTGACACAAATTGTTATTGCATTAAAACTGAAATTGCGATAAAATTAGCAAGTGCATGGCATGGAGGTTGGGGTCAAGACCGAGTATTCCTAGGTGCAATAGCTCAGCATTTTCCAAGATTTGATTGTAACGGAGAATATACAGTAAACTACCGAGTTAACGGAAACCCAGGTTCTGTTACACCAGAATTCTTTGAAAATGGTAATGCAATAATGAGTAAAAAATATAATGGAGATTTCCCATGGCGCAAAAAGATTTAATCATCGGTGGTTGTACAAACTACGGAATCAATGAACTTAAACCTTGGGTTCTTTCAGTAAATGAATGTATGCCTGATGCACATAAAGTGATGTGTGTTGGTAATGCAACTGCCGAAACAATAAAATGGTTATCTGAACAAGGATTTGATATAGTAAATATGCCAAACATGAATGTCCCTGTTCATGTGTTACGATTCCTATCTATTTACGAATATTTGAGAAATACTTGGCAAGATTATCGTTATGTTGTGACTACCGATGTAAAAGATGTATTCTTTCAATGGTCACCATTTAAGTGGATGGAAGACCAATCTATTGGTAATGACATGATTGTTAACCAAAAATTAGTTTGTGGTTCTGAAGGTATGCGTTATTGTGATGAACCATGGGGCAATGAAAACTTAATGCAAGCTTATGGTCCTTATGTACATGAGTTGTTTAAGAATGAAAAAATATATAATGTTGGTGTTCTTGGTGGAACTGCTGAGTATTTAAAAGACTTAGTGTTCAACATTTTCACCAATGCGATTAATAGACCAATTGCAATTTGTGACCAAGCAGTATTCAACGTACTAATCAATACACAACCATATTATGACGTAATGTTCTTTGCAGGTAATCAACACGCATGGGCTTGTCAAGCAGGAACAATGGTTGATCCATCTAAGATTGAATCATTTAGACCTTTCTTATTAGACGCTGAACCTATATTTGATAATGGTATTGTATGGACTGCTGATCGTGAAATGTATTGCATTGTTCACCAGTATGACCGTGTACCAGAATGGAAAAAGTTTGTTGAAAAGAAATATGACCAAGTAAATTCTGATGAATATATTATTATAAGAACATAAGATGAGTTTGGGATTTATACTTTCAGCTTCAAATCAATTGAGAGCTGCTGAATTTAATATGAGTAATATTCGTAAGTTTTACCCAAATAGTTCATACATCATATTGGTTGATAAAGGTAAAGACTATTACGATTTGGCTAAAAAGTACAATGCAGAAATTTTATATTGCCAAAAGAAAAATGGTTATCCCGTTCAACCCAACGGTTACCAAAAAGAACAAATTTTGGAATTCTTACAAAGAATGTATATTGGTTGTTTGAGATGCACAGAAGAATATGTTATGCTTGTTGAAGAAGATGTTTACATAACCAAAGAGATTACGATACCGGAAAATACAATTGTTGCAGGATTCAACACAACAATTGGCAATGATTATCCTCAAAAATTTATTGACTTAATAACAAATTGGTCTGGTATAGAACCAAAATTTAAAAAATATGGAGCTTGCGGTGGAACAATATTTCATAGATTGACTTTTGTTAATAACTATGATAGAATGTGTACTTTTATTAAGATAAATTTAGATGAAGTCTTTACTTATTACCCAACCGCAGGATGGATTGATTGTTTTATGTCTTATTTGTTCCAAGTAATTGGATATTATTATACACCAAATGTAAAATTATTTAACATATATCCTCATCTGAAAAAAATACCAGAAGGTACCGAGATTGTAGGAAATTACAAAGGATACTATGATTGAAAATTATGAAATGATTGATAACGGCCATTGGTATCAAAGCAAAATAACTGGCGAACCAATGAAGTATGATGAGAATTACATTCAGTATTATACTAGAATGGACAATTCTATGTCCAAACTAAGATACAATTTAATACTGAACCACATAGGTATTTTTAAGTCGGTATTGGATGTTGGTTATGGTGACGGCAATTTCTTACAATATTGTTTCAATAGAGATAAGATTTGTTATGGCCATGATATATCAAATTATCCTTTACCTGGAGGAATAGATTTTGTAAAAAATGTAGGTGATGTTGAAGTAGATGTTATAACTTTTTTTGATTCACTAGAACACAGAACCGAAAAAAACCTTATTCCTTTTTTGAAAACTATTCAAGCAAAATACATAGTGGTATCTTTACCTTGGATGCACCAAAGTCTAGGTGCTGAATGGTTTAAAACATGGAAACACAGAAAAGAAAACGAACACATACATCATTTTGATTACGTTGGTTTAATTAATATATTAAAAGAAGCAGACTTTGATTTAATCTATATTGGTAACGAAGAAGATGTTATTCGTAAACCTGTAACATACTTACCTAATATTTTAACTGTGATTGCAAGAAAACGATGAGTGACATTACTATTGTAACAGCCTTCTTTGATATAGGCCGTGGTGATTGGAGTCCAGACAAAGGTCTTCCACATTATCTACAAAGAACAAATGATACGTATTTTGAAAGGTTCTCACACCTCGCCAGTTTAGATAACAATATGGTCATTTACACATCACAAGATTTAGCTGAGCGTATTTCTCAGTATAGAATTGGCAAGATGGATAAAACTAAGATTGTTTGTTTTGACTTTGCAAATGCGTTTGATAAAGAACGTAAGATAATTCAAACAGTACAATCAAATATTGAATATAGAGCTAATATTAATCCAATTCAATCTAAAAATCCTGAATATTGGAGTGTTGATTATGTACTAGTTAATTATCTGAAATCATCTTTTGTAAATCATGCTATCAATAATGGATTGGTTCCAGATGAATTGGTTGCTTGGTTAGATTTTGGTTATTGTCGTAGTAAAGACATTCTTTTTGGAGTTACAAAGTGGCAATATCCTTTCAATAAAAATTTAATTCATGTTTTCAGTATTAAAAACTTTAAAGAAGGAAGAATGATACAAGATATCATTTTTAATAATGATGTACACATTACTGGTCCACATATTATTGCAAGTAAATCTATGTGGCCTAAGTTAGATATTATGATTAATCATCACTTTTTGTTTTTGGCAAATAGTAATTTGATGGATGATGATCAAACACTTTTATTGATGTCAACACTATCAAATCCGGAAGTGTTTGAAGTACACAAAGTTTCACCAAATGATTGGTTTGTTATTTTTAGGGATTATAATGAAAATATATCTTAATTCTACGGCAAATTTAGGAGATTTCTTAAATTCTATGCCTGTGTTATCCGGTTTATCTAAACAGAATGAATTGGAGTTAATTGTCAGAAATGAAATGAAGAAGTTTAAAGGCTTCGAAGAATTTCTAGTTTATCAAAATCTATTTAAAAGTGTGGACTTTGATAATGACATCTTTATGTATGGAAATATCACATTGTTTAGTTCTTGGACTAGAGAAGACCAAAGTAATTCAAATCGTCCAATTGAAACTTGTAGATACGAGAACTGGATGAGAGACAAATACCCTGATATTAAATTTGAAGTTGATGATGATTTTGAAATCAAATTCCCTCAGTTTGATTTTGTTGTAAGAAGCGATGTGCCTTATGTTGGTGACAGATGGAATATAAATGATATTGATTCACGTAGAGAAAGTAATGTTTTAACACATCTTTCAAAATATGAATTTATAGACTATAATAAAGATTTGTTGGAAAACTGTTATACCATAAAAAAATCTCCTAAACCTTTTATTACTAATCTGACTGGTGTTGCTGTGTTGGCCGACTTATTGAACAAAGAACAATTAGTAGTTTGGAAACAAGAAGATTTTAAACCAGAATTTAGAAAAGGTGATAACATTGATTGGGATAATGGTAAAGATATCAATAAAGTTTTTGCCAAACATTTTTACGGTAACAGAAAATCTAAATTAGTACACGCAAATGATTTACAATATTGAACCCGGAACTTTTGGTGGTCCTGCTCGAAACGGAGATATAGTTGCCATCATCAATGTTATTCAACACTTAAGGTTTGCAAAACCAAATCTGAAGTTTCATATGAAACCTGGCACAATAAGTGCCGATGATTATTGTCAAAAGTTTTTTCAGTATCTTTGTAAAACAAATGATTTCTTTTCTCCAACACAAGGTACCGAATCTTTAAATTGGAGAAAAGTAAATTTATGGGACTTCCGTGATATAATTGGTGACAATGTATCAATCAAAAACCCAGACACCATGGTTGATAAGATTGTTATCTTTCCCGTTACTGATGCACCATACAACACTTATCGCAATTGGTCTTCTGATGTTTTACCAAAAGTTATTGGTGAATTTAGTAGAGTAGAATATATGAATTACGAAAAGTTAATTTGTGTTAAAGAACCACTTAAAGAAAAATATGATGGTTGGACATATAGTACTGATATGGTAGAAAATATTCATCATATTAATACAGCTAAAGTATATGTTGGTGGTGATACAGGAACTTCTCATTACACATGGTCACTTGACAGAGGACCAGAAACTATGATATACTACAACTCAAGTAGGGGACTAATACATACTTTACCTTTCTATATAACAAAAGGAAAAGGCGAATTAAGAACATACTGGTTGGACTTTGAAGGAACTAAATGGTAAGTGTGACAGTTATAGATTCTCTATATTATGATTTAAAACCACTTAAAAAAACATTAGAAATTTTAAGTAATAAAATCAATAGAGTTCATTGGTTTAGTGACATTCCATTTCCAGAAAAACCATTTCATGTTCCTGTTACATGGACCAAAATATCTAAAATTAAAAACTACAATGATGAGTATGGTTACATAACTTTGAAATTATGTCCAAGTGTTTGTACGGAAAATTATAACCTCATCATACACAATGACGGATTTGCAGTTAATGCGGATGCTTGGACTGATGAATTTTTAGAATATGATTACATTGGTGCAACTTGGACTGATGGTTTTGTTGGCAATGGAGGATTCTGTTTAAGGTCAAGAAAATTGTATGATGCTTTATTGGATATGAATATACCTTATGACACAAACAGTTATAAAGATTATTTTAACGGAGATTTTTATTCAGTTATATCCAATGGTAATAAACTTGTTCCTGAAGATAGTATAATATGTAAGATACATAAGAGTACATTAGAGACAAAATATGGAATCAAATTTGCTCCACAACAAATAGCAGATAGATTTAGTATTGAGCACAATATGAGTTCTCCTTGGTTGGGGAAAAGTTTAGGTTTTCATGGTAAACATGGAATTCACAAATATTATGGAGTGGATTTATAATGGGTGTAGTATTAGATTCTAGAGATATGGTCAATTTTTTGGCCCAAGAAGACATCAAATATGTAAAAAATTATGACAATTATGTTGATGGAGAATTTGTACAATACTCTGGTCAATTGTGGGATTACAAAGAAATTACGGCTGCAATCAATACATTACTTTATGGTAAGTGGATTGTTGCTGGAGAAAAAGTAGCACAGTTTCAAATCAAATTCAGTAAAAGATTTAATGTAAATCATTCTCACATGGTCAACTCAGGCAGTTCGGCCAATCTGGTATTGATTACTGCCATGAAAAAGAAATTCAACTGGCAGCCTGATGATGAAGTGATTGTATCACCTGTTGGGTTTCCTACAACGATTGCACCTATCGTACAAAATGGTTTGAAACCAATTTTTATTGATATAGAATTGGATACATTAAACTTTGATGTTAATTTAATTGAAGGAAAGATTACATCTAAAACAAAAGCTATTTTTGTTTCACCTGTATTAGGTAATCCGCCTGATATGGATAGACTTGTTGATATCTGTAATAAACATAACCTTGTTTTGTTGGGAGATAACTGTGATTCTTTAGGAACAAACTGGAAAGGTAATTTAATTACTGATTTGTACTATGCTTGGACCACATCATTCTATCCAGCACACCACATATCTACAGGTGAAGGTGGCATGGTTTGTTCAAATGATGAAGATTTTATCAATCAAGCCAGAAGTATTTCTTGGTGGGGTCGTGATTGTTATTGTGTCGGTTCAAACAATCTATTAGAATGTGGAACTTGTGGGAACCGTTTTGACAAATGGTTGGATGATTTTGATGGCATCATTGACCATAAATATTTGTTTACCAATATCGGTTACAATTTAAAACCATTGGACTTACAAGGTGCTATTGGTATTGAACAATTGGCTAAGTTTGATATGTTAGAGTCTAAACGTAGAGAGTATAAAAATATCATTCAAAAGTTTATTGAAGACAATATCAAAGGAGTCCGTGTGATTGATGCATCACCAAATTCTGATCCTTCTTGGTTTGGTGTTCCTATTTATTGTGAAACTCAAGAAATCAAAGAAAAATTTGTTGCTCACCTAGAGAAAAACAAAATTCAAACCAGAAATTACTTTAGCGGCAATATTCTTTTACATCCAGGTTATAAACACCTAGATGATGCTAAAAAGTATACAAATTCAAATTTGGCTTTGAGCAATGTATTTTTTGTTGGTTGTTCTCCTCTTTATAATCAAAAAGTTCTTTCATATATTGAAAAAGTGTGTAAAAAATGGAACGATTGATTAATGTATTAGGTGCTGGGTTTGTTGGAGGTCGTTATTGTGAATTGACACCCAACACAATCGTAAATGAAAGAAATGATTACACGATTAAGGCAAATGATGTATTATATTTCATTTCAACCATAGACAACTATAACGTACATACAAATCCTTATCTGGACATAGATACAAATCTAACCACATTGATTAAGACGTTACAGACTTGTAAAGAAAATACAACCTTCAACTTTATTAGTTCTTGGTTTGTTTATGGTAATGTGCCATTGCCAGCCAAAGAAGATTCTTATTGTGATCCAAAAGGTTTCTATTCTATTACTAAACGTGCTGCGGAACAACTATTGATTTCATATTGTGATACTTTTGGTATTAAATATCGTATCATTAGATTAGCCAATGTTTTGGGTAAATCTGATAGTAAAGTGTCCAAGAAAAAGAATGCTTTACAGTATATGATTAATGAAATCAAAAACAATAACGATGTTAATTTATATGATGGAGGAGAAATATTTAGAGACTACATTCATGTTGATGATGTAGTGAAAGCGATTAATCTAATACTTGATAAAGGTAATTTGAACACCATCTATAATATAGGAAATGGTGAGAAAGTATATCTAAAAGACGCTTTGTCTTATGTTAAAGATAAAGTAGGATCCTCCTCAAAATTCAATATTATTAAATCGGTAAAGTTCCATCAGACGGTTCAGACAAAAAATATGGTGCTTGACATTTCAAAAATACAACAACTAGGGTATAAACCTAGTATGGATATTTGCCAAATTTTAGATTCTGTGTTATAATAGACCGTATATATCGGTTGGAACATTTTAAAGATTCTGACATATACCGATAAAAGTTGTATAAATAAGCAACGGCAACCAAAGTGTGTTGCATTTCTAGAGAAGGTCTAATTCAATGGGTCGTTTTTTACAATTTCTCAAGGAAGAAGCCGAAGGTGATGGCAAATTAAAGCACATTACTCATCCGGAGGATCGTCCTTTGATGCACGGAGCAAAAGGCTTCAAACGTGCTGTTGAGGTATTGAATAAGGCGCACAACCACATCAAGTCTGGTGGCCACAGTTCTGATATGACAATGAAATATGATGGTTCGCCATCTTTAGTTTTTGGTCATCATCCAGAGACTGGTAAATTCTTTGTGGCGTCCAAGTCCGCTTTCAATAAGAATCCTAAGATCAATTATACCTCGGCAGACATTCAAAAGAACCATGGCCATGCTCCTGGTCTTGTAGATAAATTACAGGCATCACTTACACATTTAAAGAAAGTTGCACCAAAGAAAGGTGTATATCAAGGCGATGTTATGTTTTCTCACGGTGATGTGAAACATAAGTCGGGCGGAAAAGCATCATTCACACCAAATACAATCACATATACTGCTAAAGGCGATGAAGCTGAAAAAGTTAAAAAAGCCAAATTAGGTATAGTTGTTCACCAACAATATCATGGCGACACATTAGATAATATGAAGGCGGATCCTCATCCAGACCATCACAATTTTGGTCATCATCCAGATGTGTGGCATAAATCAGCGGAATTGAACACTAAAAATGTTCATTATTCCGAAGAGGATCAAAATGAATTTCATAAACATATGGAAGCTGCCAAAAAGATACATGATGCTCATGGTAAAGAAATGTATAAGGCTACTGAACCACATTCTGGTGAAGCTGGTCATTTGGCAACTTATATTAATCACACGGTTCGTACAGATGAGAAACCAACACCTGAAGGTTTGAAAAAACATATAGCGGATAAGTATAAGAAAAGTATTGAAAAGTTAAAAACTCCTGCAGCTCAATCAAAAAAAGCAAGTGAATTGAAATCACATATGGATTACATTGATGCTAACAAAAAACATTATAAAGCTGCATTAGATATGCACCAACATTTAGAAAAAGCAAAAAACGTTTTGGTTCGTACATTGAACCAAGCACCAGGAGGTCTAGAACATCATATTAATGATAAACCAACCGATCCAGAAGGTTATGTTGTCAATCATGCTGGTGAACCTGACAAATTGGTCAATCGTAAAGAATTCGCCAAAGCAAACTTACTTAAAGTTAGAAAATGAAATCATTCCTACAGTTAGTACAAGAAGAAGAGCAAGCACATAAACCTGTGGTGATTGCCTTTGGTCGTATGAATCCACCAACCACGGGTCACTTAAAGTTGATTGATAAAGTGCGTGAAGTGGCAAATAAACGAAAAGCCAAACACAAAGTAATTGTTTCACATTCACAAGACGCCAAAAAGAATCCATTATCAGGCGAACAAAAAGTTAAACACTTAAAAAGATATTCGCCTGGTACTCATTTTGAAGCATCTTCAAAAGATAAACCAACGATTCTACACCACGCTGCAGCATTACACGCAACCGGACACGACCACTTAACAGTTGTTGCTGGTTCAGATCGTGTTAAAGAGATGCATGACTTATTACACAAGTATAATGGTGTAGAAGGCCGCCATGGTCATTACAATTTCAAAAAGATTAATGTTGTTTCTGCTGGTCACCGTGATCCAGATGCCGAAGGCGAAGAAGGAATGTCTGGCACTAAGATGAGAGAACACGCCAAGAATAAAGACTTCCATGAATTTAGAAAAGGTGTTCCACATCATGTATCAGATGCTCATGCTAGAGAATTGATGAGAGATACTCGTAAAGGTATGGGTTTAAATGAACAAGTTGACCGTGGAATGTTTAAGGCTGTGTTTGTTACAGGCGGACCAGGTTCTGGTAAAGATGTAATCATCCGTGAAGCAATTGCCGAAGCTAAAGCGGTAGAATTAAATGTAATTCAAGCTATTGATTATTTGGCAGACAAACAGAAACTGTCCGAAAGAACAAACGATTACCGTAGAGAAACTATTCGTAATCGTGGTCCTATAATCATCAATGGACCTGCTGACGATAACTCTATATCTCATATTAGAGAAGAACTAGAAGAACTTGGATACGAAACAATGATGATATTCGTACATACGTCAAATGAGGTTTCTAAAGAGAGAAATGAAAAATTAAATCGTATGATGTCCGAATCAATTCGTTTAGATAAATGGAAAGAGTCACAAAAATTTCATGATGCGTTTGTAAGGGAGTTTAAAACAGCATTAACCTTTGATAACAGTTATACTTATGCTGAAATTGAAGACCAAATTACAGAAACCTATGTCAAAGTTAACGAATTTATAGATAATAAATCCTACAATGATATCGCATTTTCATGGTTGGAAAGCCATAATAAATTAAATATCAATGAAACTTTTAATTATTTGTTTAAGGAAAAAACTGATGTTACAAAAGATAGCAAATCTATTCAAGCTCAAACCACGAAACGTTATAACCCAAGATTTATCAAAGCCGCAGGACCTGCAGACATCTCTCCTGAAAACTCCGGAAAGAGAAATCCCCTTGGCCAAGGAGACCAAATTAAAGGAAACTCCTTCCCAAGAAAAGATCCAAACGGAAGAGGTCACAGCGGTGGCGCATGGTCAGGAGCCTACAGCACCGAAGAAGCCGGCCCAACGCTCAAAGTCAACCCGCCAAAGAAAGAACCAAACTTCAACTACGACAACGACAAAATCAAAAAGCAGAAAAGGGGCAACACCTCGTTAAGTGCTGGTCGTGTTGGTAGACCAGATGGCATTGGTTCTACATATGATACCAGAGCAGGTGGTCAAGGTGCGGCCGCTGGAGCAGGTTTAGGTCAAAATATTGGTGAAAGCGAACACTTCAGTAACGCTCAGAGCACGACTGCTCTACCAGGAAGTTCTGCTATGTCACCAAATCCACTAAGCAGTGCTTGGGATCCAGAAAAGAAAAAGTCATTCAACAAGCTTAGAAAAACCATGAAAGAATGGAATGGTTTCATAAATGATGTTGAATCTGGTGTTGGTGGTACATTAGGTGGTGCAGATAATAAAGAAAAGATGCAGTCTTACCGAGATAACGACCAAAAAATGAAAATGGCAGGAATATTAATTAAAAAGAAAAAGGGAGCAAAATAATGTTCACAAAAAACGTAGTATCTCAGTCAATGATTGACGCAGTTAACGCTGTGATAGGAGAAACGCCTAAGAAACCTAAAACACCAAAAGTTCTAAAAGAAGAAATCTACAGCTTCAATATTGACCCACATACAGGTCAAATGAAAGATGAAGTTGAGGTGTTGATATCTGGTGACAACGTTAAACTTAGAAAAAAACAAATCGTAATGATTGAAGAAGGCAAAAAGAAAATGCTTAGTGACGCTGACATGGATGAAACGGGTTTTCACAAAGCTGCTCATGCTGCCAAAAAAGCCAATCAATCTCATTTTGAATTCATGGGTAAAAAATATCCTGTGACCGCAAAGTCTCAAGCAGAAGGTTACGTTGATGATATCGTTGCAAAAGCAAGAGCAAGTGGAATGAATGCCAAAGTTGTCACAAAAGCCGACAAAGAAAGAGATTTGCAGGCTGTGATAGATAGACAGAAAAAAGCAAAAGAAAAAGCCGCAAGTAATCCACCAAGTACTAGCATGATTGGAAAAGGCCGAGATAGTTTTGGTCCAAATAAAGGATATGGTCAAGGTCGTTATATGGGTGATTCTGTTGAGATTGATGATGATGTGTTAGATGAAACTACCGGTGTAACTGATTACAATCCAAAAAGCCAAGGTGGCACAAGAAAAGAACTATTAGCAAAATATTCTAAATCTGGTGATCCTAAACACGCAGAAGCTGCAAGAAAAGCAGGTGCAACACAATCAGAATTAAAAGCTGCATCAATGAAGAAAGAAGGTACATCATTTAAAGACCGTCTACTTGAAGCCTACATGGACAAAAAAGACAAAGGCGATATATTAGATATGGATGAATCCGAGATGACTGATGCTCAAATGAAAAAACGTGAGAAGATTGTAATGTCAATGAAAGATGGCCAAGCAGGATTTAAAAAGAGATATGGTAAAAATTGGAAAAATGTAATGTATGCTACAGCTACTAAGCAGGCGATGAAAGAAGAAGTTGAAGAATTAGATGAAGAGCATTCTGAAAAAGAAGTTAAGATGGCTATTGGTATCCTTAATGACAAAAGATATAAAGGAGGTAATTTGAGTGGTGCTGCTAAGGCTATTGAAAAAATGAAACCTGGTCTTTCTAAGCATCCTGCTGTGAAAAAAGCCATGCAAAAAGCAAATGAAGAATATGAGTATATGATGGAGAAAAATGAATCTCACACTCATGCAGCTCACTATGAAAATGACAAAGGTGAATGGACTGGTATGAATTTGTTAGTCGCTAAAGATGATGAGGATGCTATTCGCCAAGCACACGAAAAATGTAAAGAGGGTTGCCGACTTTCTAGAGTGGAAAAACATATACCGGTTAAAGAAGGTTGGGAAGATATGATGAAAGCTGTCAAAGACCGTGCAGGTACACAACCATCTGGTGGTTCAGGTGTAAAACAAGGTTCACGTTATGGTGGTTCTAAACAAAAAGAGAAACCAGAACATGATGAACCAGAAGATAAAAAAGTCAAAAAAGAAGCCGTAGACCCAAAAGTTAAGACTGTGGATATGCTACGTGGTCGTGTTAAGAAGCCTAAAGACTTTCAAGACGGCAACGAACACAGCTCAGCTAAGATTAAATTAGCTGCTGAAGAAATGGATGAAACATTCAAAGGACCTGAGTCTGGTTCTGGTGTAGGTGATAATCCTTTTATTACTAGTGAATCTAAGCCAATGAAAAATGCTAAAGAATTGGCTAATTCAACAATGAAACGAATCAAAACAGAAATGTTGGGAAAGATTTCCAACTAAGGAATAACATGACAGACAGAGCCAAAAAACTCAAAGATATTGTCAAACCTCGTGCTGCCTCTGGTGTATCAAACACCGATCCGGGACAGTTAGGACAATATTCTGCGACAAACTTAGTCAAAGAGTCTCCTTCTTTGGAAAAGTATCTTCAGTCTAGAGGATACAATCCTAAAACTGTGCCTAAAGATGTTAAAATAGCTCATTCAAAATCAAATGCGTTTAAGACATGGCAAATGCAACATATGTATGAGTCTGGCGAAAAAACTCCAATAGAAAATATACCAGCGGATAAAAACAAAACACCATCTGATGCAATGATGTCTTATGCAAGTAAAAACAAAGCAAAACATATTCCATCACACGAAATTAAAAATCCGCCAGGTACATTAAAGCGTGAAGATTTAGATTATATGGCACCTAAAGCTGACTTTGTGAAAAAAGAACTAAAAAGTATCTTGAATAGAAAAAAACCAGGTGAAATCAGTTTCAAAGAAGCAAGTGACATGATGGGTGATCCAAAATCTGCCACTATTAGTCCAGCAGACGGTTCACCAAAAGAAAGTGATGTACAACGCAAAATGTCTAAAAGAGCTAAATTACTTTTAGACATTAAGAAAAAATCTCTCAAAGAAGATTTATATGACCATGAAAAAGCAGATAAATCCGTAGCTACTTATGGTAAAAAACCAAAAATTGACACAGCTGAAAAATTTGATGAAACAGGCAAAGATAAACCGAAGGCAGCTGCTGTGATGTCCGGCGGTACTACATTAACTGGTCAAAGCCGTGATACAGTTGAAATTGATCCTGCTATGAGAGTACGTCCAGGTCAACCTGATCCTACCAAAGATAAGGATAAAGACAAGGACAAGAAAAAAGACGAGAAGAAAAAAGAATAAATAACCAATAAATACCTTATCACTAGGAGATAAAAATGCCAGCATGGTCAAATACGGACAATCACAAAAACAAACCAAAGTTTGATGTGGAACGTGAAACAAGAGAAGTAGTTCAATTAACTACTGCTAACACCACAAATTCGGGTAATACAGTAATTACATTTACTTATTGGGATGGAACAGCAAGTTCCAACCTATCTAATGTGATTGCAATAGGATATTATTCAGCCTCAACTAATGTTGGCGCAAACGGTGTTTCGGGTTTCTTTAAATCTAATAACGCTATTACATCAATTAGTGGAAATAACGTTGTATTGGGTAGCGCTGTTTATGGTGCCATTCCAGCAGGAACAACCATAGAATTTGACAAAGCAATTGCTTGGAATTCTTCTAAAGCAAACGACTCAACATACAATGCTGATACAGTACTTGTTACACCAACACGTTTGGCAAACAACACAGTATCTATGGGTAACATAGTTCCAGGTTGGGTGAACATTACCAAATCTAAAAATGGTGGTGCAGATGGCGCAGTTCGTTATCGTCTCGAAACTTTGGTCGCTCTCGCTAATCCAACAGCAGCTAATACAAACTCAGGCAATACAGGCTGGGGTCAAGCTTTCACTGGAGTTTAATACATGGGGCTTCGGCCCCATTTTAAAATATGTTTGATTTATTGAATGAGGATAATTTTGTACTGTATGCAATGAAATGCTATGAAGCACCTAATTGTGTTATGTCAGAATTTGAAGGAGATATTAAGAGAACTAAGTATGTGAAAAGACTTTTTAGAAAATATAAAGTTACTAAAGTACTTAAAGAACGCCTAATACTCAATCACATTATATTATTGAATAATGTTTTTGGACCAGAACCAACGGCAAGAATATTATTCTATAAAATAGATGAACGAGACTATGATATATTGAAAACTTTTTTGTGTTACTTGAGCATCATGCCTGAAATGGTTTTTGGTATAAAAGGTAAGAATATAAAGTCATATGATATACCGATGGAATTAAATGTCGCAGAGATATTAAGGAACTTATGAAGTCTTTCAAACAATTCATAAATGAAAAAGGCAGATGTTGGCCAGGTCACAGACCTGTTCCAGGTAAAAAGCCTTATTCTCCTGGTAGTTGTGTTAAAGAAGACCATGTTAAAGAATTGGAAGATGGTCTAAAGCAATTAGACAGTCACGACTATGACACAATCGATGGATTGATGACGAAGATATCTAAGAAACACGGCATCACAGGAAAAGATTTACATAATGACTTTAAATCCAAACACGGCAAAACTCCAGATGATTGGATCAATGAAGACTTACGCAAATGGTTTAAACAAGATTGGGTTCGTATGGACACCAAAGGCAATGTTAAAGGCCAATGTGCAAGAGATCCAGGTGAAGGTAAACCAAAGTGTCTACCTAGAGCAAAAGCAAACGCAATAGGTAAAGTTGGTAGAGCAGCTGCAGCACGAAGAAAACGCCGTGAGGATCCAAATCCAGAACGCCGTGGTAAACCAATAAATGTTAGGACAAAGTAAATGAAAAGTTTTAATCAATTCATAAATGAGACTCAAAATTTAGAAGAAAAAAATGTTCCCACAAGTCCAGAAAAATGGGCTCGTGCTAAGGCTGCTGCAAAGTCTAAATTTGCTGTTTATCCTTCCGCTTATGCAAACGGTTGGGCTTCAAAGAAATACAAAGCAATGGGTGGTGGTTGGAGAAGTACCAAAGAAGAAGTTGAAGTTATTTGGGAAGCAAAAAAAGATGATGAAGAAATGCATGAAAATGACCATGAAGTAAAAGTATTTGATTATGATACAAATTACTTTCACATCTGTCCAATTGCAACAAAATTATACAAAGATATTGAACATAAAGTAGAACCTGATGATTATGATTTAGTAGAAGGCATGGCCAAATTACAAGACTGTATCTTCTTTATTGAAAAACATCTCAAAGAGAAAAAGGGTTCACCAAAAGAAGATGATATGGGTTATCTTTTGATGGCACAGAACATCAAAGACCAATTAGACCGTATGTTATCAATGACAACACCTGAGATGCGTATGGAACATGGTTATCTACAAGGTCATATTGAAACTATCAAAGAACTTCTTGATTGGGAAAATCGTAAAGAAGAATTAGATGAACAATATGAATGGTTGGAAGAATCAGCTGCATGGAAACGTAAAGAAGGTAAAAATCCTACAGGTGGACTAAATGCAAAAGGTATTGCCTCTTATCGTAGAGAAAACCCAGGTTCCAAATTAAAGATGGCTGTTACAGGTAAAGTAA